AGCTTTTCCGGGCTGCCGACCGTGCTCACCAGCGTCGTCCACGCCTGCGCCGCGACCGCCGTCGCGCTCTTCATGTCGCGCCCGGTCTTGTCGATCACGAACTTTGTCATCGCGCCGAGCTCAAGCATCTGCCGCTCGGTCTGCGGCTTGCTTTCCTCCTCCGGCGTGGTCGTCGGCGGCGTTTGCGTCGCGCTGATCAGCGTCTTCCAGTCCGTCTCGACGGTGGCCTTCGCCGCGTCGATCTCCGCCTTGAAGTCCGCGAGGTAGGACTGGATCGCGTCGAACTCGTTCTTCTCGATCTTCCCGTCGTGCGTGGCGACCTCGAGCGCGTTCTCCCAGTTTTCCGCCGAGAGGGTCAGCTCCGTCCGCCGCTCGCCGTTGATGTAGTAGTTATTTTCGGTGCTGCTGACGCTCTCCTTCGCGTGGCCGATGGCCGCCGCGATGTCCTCCGCGGTCAGCCTGCTCTTGCGGTCCTCGCGGTAATCGACCTCATACGCGGCCTTGATCGCCTCGACGCTCCGCGCGATGACGTCCATGCTGGTCTGCATCTCGCGCTGCCCATAGGCCGCCTGGTTGCCGCCCGCGTAGGCGTCCTCGCTCGACATCTCCGGCAGCGCCAGCGCCTGCGCCAGCTTTCCCGCGCCGACCACGCCGAGCATCCCCAGCCCGACGCCTGCCGCCCCCGAGCCGAGGGTCACAAGCGCGGCCTTGATCCCCGCGCCCGCCGCCGCCGTCGTGGCCGTGGTCGCCGCTGTGGTGGCCGCCGTGGTCGCGGCTGTCGTCGCCGCCGAGGTGACCGCCGTGGTCGCCGCCGCCGTTCCGGCTGCGCCCGCCGCCGCGGTGCCTGCCCCCGCCGCGCCCGCGCCCAGCGAGAGCAGCTTGCCCGTGGTCGCGGCCTTCAACGCAAACCCGCCGACGCCCGTGACGGCTTTGCCGACGCCGAGCACCGGCAGCAGCCAGCCCGCGTTCTCCGCGGCCCACTTCGCCGTGTCCGCGAACAGCTTCAGCGCGCCCGTCGCCGTGTTCAGCAGGCTCTCCAGCCCGCCGTCGGCGAAGCTGGAGACCAGGTCCTTGACCGCGTCCGCCAGCCCGTGGACCGTCTCCTGCCCCTCCGCGCTGCCGATCCAGTCCGCGATCCCGCGCCCGGCCTCGGCCATCGTGTCCGCGATCTCCTCAAACGCCGGAGCCAGTCCCGCCATCGCCTCATACTTGAGCGTCGTCCACGAGGCGTTCATCCGCTCCAGGCTGTCGCTGAACCGGGTCAGCTTATTGACCTGATCCGCGCCGAGCACCAGCCCCGCGCGCTCCGCCTCCTCGCAGTAGCCCTCCCAGGCCTTGCGCCCCGCGTCGATCAGGGGCCGCAGCTCCGCAAAGCTCCGCCCGAAGATCTGCTGCGCGGTCGCGTCCCGCTCGGTCTCGTCGGTCATCCGGCTCAGCGCCTCGATCGTCTGCCAGAAGGTGTCCTGCGCGTCCCGCAGGCCGCCCGTGGCCGTCCGCGTCTGCACGCCGAGCGCCTGAAACGCCGCCGCGCTCTCCTTCGACGAGGAGCGCATGGAAGACAGCATCTTCGTCTGCGCCGATGCCACCGTGGACGCTTCCACGTCCACAAAGCGCGCCGCATACTCCCACTGCTGGAGCGTCTGGGTGTCGATCCCATACCGGCTCGCGTTCGTCGCCAGCGTGTCGGCCCAGTTCGCCGCGTCCTTGCCCATGTTCCAGACCGAGGTCGCCGCTTTCTTCGCCGCGCTCTCGACCTTGCTGATCGCGCCGGACACGTTCTGCAGGGCTGTGTTCAGCCCCTGCAGCCGCACCGAATCAAGCGCCTTTGTCTCCTTGGCCGCCCGCTTCATCCCGGCCTGCATCTTGTCGGTGCCGCTCTGCACCGCGCCCAGGTCAGCTTCGAGGTCGTTCAGCCCGGCCTTGGCCTTGTTCAGCTCCGCGGCCAGCTCACGCGCGCCCGCGGAGTTTTCGCCCATCGCCGCGGCCTGGGCCTTGTAGGCCGCCTCCAGTTTGGCGACGACCTTTTCCTGCTCCGCGATCTGTTTGGTAAGCGCCGCCGTCTTCTGCTCGACGTAGGCCTGCGTATTCCCAGTCTTTCGCAGCTCACTGTCGGCGAGCTTGCTCTCCGTCTGCAGCTGTTTGACCGTTTTCGCGGCCTCCTGCATCTCTTTTTTGAAGGCCGACGCCTCCGCCGTCAGCTTGACCGACATCGTCTCACCTCACTCGATCCCCGCCTTGCGCGGGTCTTCCTTCTTCCGCTTGATCCCGTGCTGCTGGTCGTCATAGGCCTGCCGCATCAGGTACAGGTCGCACAGGCAGCCGGGCGCCAGCCCCCGCGTCTCGGTGTAGCTGACCCCGGCGATCAGGCCGTAGGACGTGACCGTGCGAGGCGTCAGGCGTCCTTGCCCTCTTTTTTTTCGAGACCCTCGAGGATCGGGTCGATCACCGCGTCCTCGCCCTTCTTCGCTTCCATCCGCAGGCCGTCCGCGATGGCCAGATCGACCGCCGCGTTGACCTTGCCGACCTCCGCGGGCTTCATGTGCTCCCGGATCCACTCCGCGGGCATCTTCTCGCCCTTGCCCAGGCGCGCGCCCTCGTCCGCGAAGATCGCCGTGATCTCCCGCAGCGTCTTCAGCCGCCCGCGCCCCTTCAGTTTTTCGTCGATCTCGCTCAGCAGGCAGACCTGCTCCTCCATCGCCTCCCACGAGGTCATGTCGAAGACCAGCTCCGCCGTCACGCCGTCAATCGTCAGTTTCGCCATGCAATCCTCCGCAAAATCGAAAAGCCGGGCAGCGGGCGTGGACAGGCGTCCCGCCCGCGCCCGGCATGAGGTCGTCAGGTGATATTGGCCAGGCTGTTCAGATAGCTGACCGCCGCGGCCTCGCTCTCGAAGTCCTTGTAGGTGCGCAGCTCCGCGCCGAGGGTCGTGTTGAGCACGACCGGCCACACCTTGCCGGTGATCGTCGGCGTGCCCCAGTCGATGGTCTCCTCCTTCGTGTTGCTCTCCTCGTTGTCCGGCGAGAACGTCACCTTGTGGAACCAGAAGGTCCGGAAGGACTTCGTGCCATTGACAATGTTCACCTGGATAAAGCCGAAGCCGACGTTGATCGTGTTCTCCGTCGCCAGGGTGTACACGTCGGAACCCTTGCTCTTCTCCAGGCCGAGCAGCACCGCCACCGCGGTGTCGAGCTCCGTGGTCTCGATCTCCACGTCCGCGCCCGTCGCGCTCTTCAGGTATTCCGCCAGTTTGTCATCACCGTACAAACTGGCTTCGTCCCAGTTGTAGGTGATCGCGCCGCGCCGGGCGTGATCCGCCTTGACGCCGGCGCCGTAGGTCAGCGAAGTCACGCCGCTCGCCTCGGTCTCAGCGGAGATCGGCGCAAATACAAGATACTTCATCCCGATACGTGCCATGTTGATTCCTCCTTGTTTGTCAGCCTGCCGTGGTCGGGTCAGGGATCGGGTTGTCTGTCGTGTCCTCAACGTCCTCCACGACCGGCAGTGTGTCGTAGTGGTGGTGATAGATCTCGTAGACGTACACGCCGCCAGACTGTCCGTCGTGGTGCTGCGTGACCACAACCTCGATCAGACACTCGTAATAGCCTTTGCCCTGATCGACGTTCGTGTAATGCCACGTTCCGCCCTCACCGCAGTGCAGGTTATAGATGACATTGCCGTTTTCGGCCACGGTGCGCGCCAGCGTGGTGCCGCAGTTCGGCGTCGTGTTCGCGCCGAGCGTCCATGTCGGGGCGTTTGGCACTGCGTTGGCGAAAACAACCCAGTTGGCGTTCAGGCTGTGGTCGGGCGTGCCGCCGCCCGTAACGATCGTCGCCGTGTAGCGCGTCACGTCCGGGTCAAAGGCGGGCGAGAAGCTCGCAAAGCTGCTGGGGTTCGGCGCGCTTGCCAGCTTCCAGGTCGCCGGAATCTCGCCCGGGAACCGCGCCGCGAGCCAGGTCATGGCCTCGGCCATCGACTCGAACTCCGCGAACTCCCGCAGCTGCTCCTCCGTCGATCCTTCGCGCCGGATTTCCACCGTCTCCGCGTGTCCCCGCAGGATCGGGCAGCCCCATTCGATCCGCTCTTCCTTGGTCTGGGTCTCCTCCGTCTCCAGGGAAAACGTGACCTTATGAAACTTGATCGCGCGATAGCGCAGCCTGCCGTTGACGATCTGCACCTGAATGAAGCCAAAGCCGACCGGCCTGCCGCTCTCACAGAGCAGATGCGACACCGGGCCCTCTTCCGGATCGCCGTACGCTTCCACACCGAAGGCGTCGATGCGCTCCAACCGCTCCGGCAGCAGCCCGTCCCGGCTGTAATCGTTGTCGGTGTACCGCGGCGCCCATTCGATTTCGATGTCCGCGCTCAGCGTGATCTGGTCATGCTCCGCGAGGAGGTCATCCCCGTAGAGCTCTGAATTGAATTTGTTGTAGTTCACCTGCGCCCGCCGCGCCCCTGGCACGGCATAGGGCGCGTTGTCGGCTCCTCCGTCGCCCTCGTAGAGGAGCGTCCCGAAGCTCTTCGCCAGTTCGATGGCCGCTTCCGTCTCGGGGTCGCCGTCGGCCATCAGCACAGGGGAAACAAAATACCGCTGCAAACCGATGTTTGCCATGCAGTCACCTCCGCTGGTTACTTGTCTTTGATCTTGTCGATGATCGCCTGCGCAAAGGTCTCCGCGGATTTGGTTCCCGCCGCGTCCGCCGCGGCGATCGCCCGGTTGTAGGCCCTCCGCTCGAAGTCGTTGGCCGGGCGGTTGCTTCTCCCCTTGCATAGATCCCGCACAAAGTACTGGATCGGGAAGCCGGATTCCGTGAAGTAACCCTCGAAGCTGATGGACGTGTCCGTCCCGCTCCGTCTGTCGCGGAATTTCGCGACGCCGAGGCTGTTCGCGATCTGGCTGGTCGTGCTGGAATCGAACGGCAGGGCCAGCGCCTCCGCTTTCATCGCGTCGGCCATCACCGCAGCCGCGTCGAACAGGCCATGCTTGGCCGCTGGCAGCGCCGCGCCTCCGGCCCTCTCCAGCTCCTTCAGCAGATTGGAGAAGTCCGCCTTGAACCTGATCCGGCTCACTCGACCCCACCCCATTCCTGCCAGATCCACACATAGTGCAGGATCCGCGAGTCCGGCTCGTAGATCACGTCGTCCAGCCTCCAGCTCAGCCCGGCCTCCGCGAGGGCCTCCTGCACGCCCTGCGGCGCGCCGGTGGTCAGGTTTCGCACGAACAGGTGCGCGGAGCCTTCCAGCCCCTGCTCCTGCATCGCGCCGTCCCCCCACACCGCCGCCGCCTGGCCGTCCAGGGTGATCACGCCCCAGGCCTCGGCCTCCGGGTTCTGCTGCCAGGCGAAGAGGGAGAACGCCGCGCCGCTTTTTGCCTCGCAGATCGCTTTGAGGTTTTCCAGCGTTGTCACGGCGCCGCCCTCCTCTCCAGCGTCAGCTCCACCGAGCCGTCCCGGGTGTTGAGCCACGGGTGCATGACCCGGAACTCCACGTCCTTCCCGCTGTCGGGGTCGCGGATCACGCAGCGCTGCTCGTCCCTGTACTCGTCCGGTGCGGCCAGCCGGATGATGATGTCCGGCTTCAGCCCGTGCGCCGCCGCCTCATACCGCTCCCGGTACGAAACAGACCGCACCGTGCAATACACAGTGCGGCCTTCCGTGACCGGTGTCTCGAAAACCCCGAGGGGCTGGGGTTCGTCCCTGTACAGGGTCGCAATGTTCGCCCCCGCCCGGATCATGCCCCATCCCCCCAGTCGGTATAGCCGGTGGCCGTCATCAGCTGCGCCTTCTGCTCGTCATAGGCCGCCTTCAACCGGTCATAGTCCTCGGGACTGCCGAAGTGCGTCCGCACATAGGTGAGGATGGCCCGCTGGACCAGCGCGTCCGTCACCTCGAGCTTCACCCCCGCAATGCCCAGATCCAGCTCCGCCGCCTCGATCAGGTCGGTGATCTCATCGTCATAGGCGTCCGTGGTCAGCCGCAAGGCCAGCTTTGCCTTTTCCAGCATGGTTTCCCCTCCCCTGTGTTACGGTTCTTCGTTCGTCTCCTGAGCCGCCAGAATCTCGGCGATGATCTCCGCCTTTCTCGTGGCCGTCAGGGTGATCCCCATTTCGTCAGCGATACGCCGCAGCTGGGGCACTGTCAGCGCAGAGAGCTCCTCCTCGGACAGGTCGCCGGAGGCGTCCGTGTCCGCGTCACTGACGGTTATGTCCCCTGGTCAACGGTCAGCAGCGCGAACGCCTTCGGGGCCATCAGCTTGCACTGGAACCGCGCGTAGGCCGCGTAGGTGATCACGTGCTTCTTGATGTCGCGGTCGCTCTCCACCATCACGTCCTGGATCATGTTGCCCACGACCTGCTGCGGATAGCCGATCAGCAGCTTGTTGGCATCCACGGCCTCCTCGACCTTCACCGGGTAGCCGATCAGGGTGCCCTCCGCGCCCGCCTGGGCGTTCGGCTGGTAGATCGGACGGCCCGTGGTGTCGGCCATGCCGACGAGGTAGTTGTAGATCGTGGCCCGCTGGCCGTAGACCACGACGCCGCCCTTGGCATTCTTCAGCACGGCGAGCGCGCCCGCGATGTCGGTCCAGACGATCTTCTTCTCGTTGGCCGTGGTCTTCGCGTTGCCGGTGGAGTAGTAGTCGGTCTTGATCTGCGCCACGACATCGGCGGCCAGGGCAGCGCCCATGCGCTCGGCGATCTCGTTGGTGAGGAAGGACTCGAAGGCGTCAATGCTCATCTTCGCCATCGCGTAGCTGATATTGACGTGCTTGGAGAAGTCCTTGCCGCTGAGGGTGACCTTGGCGAAGGTGTTGACCTCGTCGTCGTTGGCCGCGTTCTCGTTCACGGTCGCCGCGTCGCCCTGGCTGATCTCGGTGCGCTTGGCGATCTCCAGGATCGTGCCGGTGCGGTACATGGTGATGTCACCCAGGATGGAATGCTGATCCTCGATCAGATCCCAGATGGTGTTCAGCATCTGGCGGGGCAGTACGTTGCCGCTGCCGTAGGTGGCGTCGCCGGTGGTGGCGACGAAATTGATGGCGTCGCGCTCTTCCTTGGTCAGTTCCTGGCCCAGCAGGTCCTTCAGCAGGCCGCTGCGGTACTCGACGGAATCAACGGAATAATTCATTCGCTTTTCCTCCTCGAAGTTGGTCTCCTGGAGCTTCTCGCCGATCTCGCCCGCGGCGATCTTCGCGCGCAGCTCCTTGCGCTTGTCCGCGTCCGCGCGCAGCTGCGCCCGGCGCTCCTCGATCCACTCCACCACGTCGGCGGCCTGCTCGAGGGTCTCGGTTCCGGCCTCGTCGCTGTCCAGCGCCCGGGCCTCGGTCATGGCCTGGTCGAGGGCGTCCGCGTCCATCGCCATGATCTGCTCCTTGGTGTAGTTCATGCTTTCACCTCCGCAAGTTTCAGGCGCAGCCGCAGCCGTGCCCTTGCCTTCCGCCTGGCCTCATACGCGCGCAGCTCCTGCGCGGCCCAGTTGCTCTCTCCGGCTTCCAGGCTCCGGGCGAAGATTTCCGTGGCGTCGTTGGCTGGCATTGACACCACCGAAACGTCGTATAGTTTGCTGATCTCCAGGATCGTCCGCCGCACGGTCACCAGGCCCGTGTCGTGATCCTCGATGATCTCCCGCTTGTCCCGCTTCACCGTGAAGGCGAAGCTCATCCGGTCGGAGTACCCGCCCCGGATTTCCTCGCGCACCTGGCGGCCCAGCTCCGTGCCGCCCAGCCGGGCCAGCGTGTGCAGGCCGTGCGCGTCCGGCTCCGCTGTCAGCGTGTGATTCCGGCTCCGCGCGAAGACCCGCCCGTGGTGGTCGTACTGCATGATGTAGTCGCTCATGTCGCACCCATTAAAGGCGCGCGCGTCCACCTGCTCCTCAACCCTGTAGCCGTCCATTTCAAAGAGCGTGTAAAACTCTCCGAACGTGCAGGCGTAGCCCTCGACATCCCAGTCATCCTCGCCGGAGGCCTCCCGCGCCTGCATCGGCTGCGCCATCCGCCGGTACTCCCGCCCCTGGCCGAGCTTCTCCTCGATCCAGTCAGGCGTCCTCGTCTCGCTCATCCTCGTCCCCCTCCTCGTCCGCCGGGCCGCTCCCCGGCCTTCCCGTCTGTCCCGGGCGGTCCGCCGCTCCGGCCCCGCCGCTGGTCTTCCCCTCCGGCGGGTTTGCCGCGTCGTAGTATTCCCCGCGCACCGGCAGCCGGTCTCCGATCTCCGGCGGCAGCGGCGGCAGGTTCCAGATCGCGCGGATTTCGTTCACGCGCATCAGGCCCCGGTCGGCCATCTGCGCCGATACGTTGAGCTTGTCCTTGTTCGTCATGTACTGCAGCCGGTTCGAGGTCAGGAAGATCCCGCTCCCGCCCCCGCGCTCCCGGTCCGAGAAGGTCATCCGGCTCATCGTCTCGCTGGCCTGGATCGCCACCCACTCGACGCAGCCCTCATAGAACGCGGACCATGCGTCGCCGATGGCCTTGTTTTGCAGCACGTCCTCATTGACGCCGAAGTAGTTGTACACGCTCGTCTGGATCAGCTTCATCTGCTCCGCGTCGATTGTGTACGGTCTCGGCTCGATCTGCTTGATGTCCCCGTAGGTCGAGGGAAACAGCAGCAGGCCGCCGCTCCCCGTCGCCAGCTGCTCCCGGTTGAACCGGTCGCGCTCCTTGCGCAGGTCCTCCGGCTTCTGGAAGTTCGTCAGCCGCGCCATAAACCGGAAGGTCGCCGCGTTTTTCATCGCCTCCGGGATGCCCTGCTGCTGCATCGTGATCAGGTTCAGCGTCGGGTCGAGCGCCCGGTTACTTTCGCCGAAGTAGTCATCCTGGAACTGGAATCGGTTCACAATCCCCACCGCCGAGAGCAGCTCCGCCGCCGTCTCCCCGCTGGCGAAGTGGAACCGCACCCAGGGCCGCCCCAGCGTGTCGCCCACCATCTCCACGCGCGTCGGGATCGCTGTCGTGTACCCCGTCACCTGGTCCATCTCGTCCCGCAGTGGGATGATGAACGCCGTGTTGCGCACGTAGAGGATCGTCGCCAGGCGATAGAGAAATTGCGGCCACGTCTGCCACGGGTTCGGGCCCGTCCGCACCGCCGCGCGCAGCTTCGGCTTGGCCGTCCCCTGCACCGTGACCTCGAGCTTCGCCACCGCGCGCGCAATGGTGTCCACCGCCGCCCGGATCAGCTCGCTCTCGTAGAGCTGCCCGCCCCAGGTGGTAAAAGCCGGGGTGTACCCCGTCAGCGTCTGCCACTGGCTGACCTCCCGCGCGGGCTCCGGCGGCTTCTTCCCGAAGATCAGCTGAAAAAGGCCCATTCTCTCACCCCTCGTTCCGCAGCTGCTCCCCGATCTCGTCGTGGAAAGCCGCCCTCATGCACATGGCGTCCAGCAGGGCCGCCGTGCCGTCAACGTGCCGGTTCTTCGCCAGCTTCACCAGCCGCTTCCGGCTGTTCTCCGCGTTCAGCTTCACCGCGCTGTCCAGCAGGTGCACCTTCAGGAGGTCATTCGTCCCAATGTCGAACGACCCGTCCCCGAAGCGCCCCTCCGTCTCGTTGATGATCCCCGTCAGGTTCTCGCCCTGCTTCACGTCGGACATCTTGAAGCCGTAGGCTTTCATGTCCTGCACCAGGTAGCTCGCCCCATATGGGTCATAGCCCACCGCCAACGGATAGATCTCGTACTCCTCGATCAGCCGCGTATACCACGCAAAGCAGTCGTGATAGTCGATGTAGTTCTCCCCGCTCAGCGTGAGCAGCCCCCGCTGGACGTAGATCTGATAGGGCAGCCCGTCCCGCGCCGTCGCCTCCTTCAGCTTCGCCTCCGGGAGGAAAAAGTGCGCCAGCACATGCAGCTTCCCGGCCCGCTCCACGATGATGCAGCAGGCCGTCAGGTCCGTGGACTGCGAGAGGTCGATCCCGCCCACGCAATAGCACCCGCGGAAGTCCTCCAGCGACAGCGCTTCCCCCGCGGCCCCCATGACCGCCTCCGCCTTCAGCCACGCCTGACTGCTCGACTGCTTGATACAGCAGTACTTGGTCAGGAACTCCACCTTTGCGCTCAGGCTCTCGTAGGCCTTGGCGATCTGGTCAACCATGAACTGCGCCGAGACGCTCACACCCAGACCTGGCAAACTCTTCCGCAGCTCGTTGAGGTCGTTCCACCTGGTGATGTCGTCGATCATGTACAGGATCGGCAGCATCCGCGTCTCCCGGCTGTCCCCGTTGATGAAGCTGGTGCCCCGTCGGATCAGCTCGTCATAGATCCCCTCGTCCTCATAGCCCCCGGAGGTGATCATCAGCGTCAGCGGTTGTGGCCTCGCGCCCGTGCCGGACACCATGACCTCGTACTGCTTCAGCCCCCGCTCTCCCGGCCAGCTGCTCCCCTCGTCGCACACCGTCAGCGCCGGGTTGTAGCCGTCAGCCTTTTTCTCGTTGAAGGCGATCTTTTTGACGGTCGTGTTGCTCTCCTGGATGTAGTAGTCCATTTTCCGGGGCCGCAGCCGCCGCTTCAGCGCCGGTTCGCAGTCCACCGCAAACCTGAACGCCGAATAGACCAGGTCGCTCTGATCCAACTTCGGTGCCACGCAGTAGATCTCTGACCCGAACTCCACGTCCCCGAAGGCCATGTACTCCATGATGCCAGCCGCCAGCAGCGTTTTGCCGCACTTGCGGCCCACCACCAGCAGCACCTCCCGGAAGTGCCGGTTCCCGTCCCCGTCCACGATCCCGAAGATCAGCGACACCGCCGCTTTTTGCCACAAAGAAAGGGCCAACCGGCCCGGCGCCAGTTTGCCCTTGTTGTGGTGCATGAACCGCTCGATAAAGGTGATCGCCCGGTTCGCCTTTGCCTGGTCAAATATGACCTCCCCGGCCTCGATCCACTCCATCACCCGCTGATACAGCGCCCGCACCCAGTGCCCCACGCAGATAGACCCGTCCATGATCCCCTGCCAGTACTTGAGCACATAGTTGTCCATGCGTCACGCCCCTCCGCGGAAGGCATCCAGATCGTCGCTGTCCCCCGCGCCCGGCGGCGGCACAAGATCCTGCAGCTGCCGCATGATCGCCTGGTAGTTCTTGTCGAGCTTCACAAACAGCGCCGCCTCCGGTCTCTCCCGCATGTACGGCTCCACCTTGTCCGACTGCTGGAAGAGCTCGGTCAGACCGTTCTCCTGCAGATCCGCGTTGAGCGCGTCCAGCTTCACCCGGATCCTCGCCGCCTGCACAATCAGTCCCTGCGCCAGCGCCAGCATCTTCGGAGGAAGTCCGGCATAGATCTGCTGCAGCCGCTTCGTCTCCGATGCTTCCGTCACTTTCTTCGCCATTCTCTCGCCTTCTTTCTGCCCTCCGGGGGAGGGGTATCCTCCCGCGCGCGTGCGCGGGCCCCTATGCGTGCCCTGTGGAGCGGAAGATTTATT